GCTGTAGTCGCTGTATTTCAACCGATACGCCATCGTGCGCTCCTAGAAATACGTCCCCACCACGGTCTGCCCGCTGGTCGGCAGCGCCACGTATCGGAAGATCGAGAGCATCGCCTCGGCGGTGTCTTTCGCGTCCGTGTCCATGCCGAACAGCGGCGCCAGCGCGTCGGCCGCCAGCGTGGCGTATGGGTCACTCAGCGGGTCGGGGATATCGAACACTGTCCAGCGTGCGATGCCGCGCATCACCAGGTCGTTGTGGACGCTCTGCACCGCCTGCTGGGCGTTGTCGTCGGCCGACAGCACCATAGCGCCCTTGCGAACGCGCCCCTCCAGCAGCGCCACGACAGCCGGATCTGTGGCCTTGCCGAAGCTCGACGCCGCATAGGCTGCCGCGAGCTTGGTGTATTCCTCGGCAAAGGCGCGTGGCATGGCAGTGCTGTCCCACCACACGACGCCCTGCGCATCGAGCGAGGCATGCACGCTGGCCACCTTGTCGAGCATCAACGCCTGGTCGGCGGATGACGGCGTTTCATCGGCAGCGATCACGCCGAGTTCCACCAGCGCCGCAGTGGCGAGCGTCGCGGCCGGCACCATTTCCGTTAAGGTTGGAGAATCATCGAGCGGGACGACGCGCACGCCGAGCCGACGCAGCGCGACCTGAGCAATCGTCCCGACCGATACCGTCATGTCACGACGTGTGCGTTGCTGGGCGGCGCTGCCGTCGAGCCAGCGGCGTTGGTGGCCGTGACCACGCACGTCGCGGACTTACCGACATCACCAGCCTGCACTTCGTACGTCGCGGCATCGCTGCCCGCCGCCACGTCATCGAGCTTCCACGCATAGGCGTAGGACGTTGGCTCGCCGCCCCACGTCCCCATCGTGCAGTTGAGCGTCGTGCCGGTCTGCGTCACGGCGGGAACCGTGGTGTTGGTCGGCGCTCCCGGCGTTGCCGCGCCACCAGGCGGCGTCTCGGGATCGGTGGCCTCGCCGCTCGGATCGTGCGGGTTCAACCCCATCTCGATGTAGCCGGCATCGCGTAGCAGGGTGTTCTCGGCGATCGTCGGATACACACCGACCGCACCGGCGCGTGCCGCACTATCGACCGGCAGCACCACCTGCGCACCGAGCGTGCCGGCGATATCCTCCGGCGTTGGCGGTGGAATGTCGGCCGCCTTGGCGCCAGCCAGCACCGAAGGCGAGACGGCGGGGAAACGCCGACCACCCGGCGGCGCTGGCGGCGGCGTAGACCTGGGCGGCGGCGGTGCGTGCTGTGCGTGCTCACGCCGACCGACGTGGGTCTCGTGTTTGTCGCTTGCCATATCGGGCTCCTTATGCGTCGGCCGGCGAGGACGACCAGATCACGAACGACCCGTTATCGACGGGTTTCGTCGTGTCCACGGTCGGATCTGTGCCGAAGCGAAGCTTCTGCACACCGCGGATTTCTTCCACGCCGACGCCCTGGAAGAAGCCATAATCACGAGTGTTGGTGATCACTTTCGTCCGCTGCGCCCACGCGATGCCGATGGCCTGCGCGCCGCAGAGATACGACGCTGCGGCATCGCTGCCGGCAGTGCCGACACCGGCGAGCACCGGCAACTCGGGGATCTCGCGGATGATCATCCCGTCGTAGATGATGTCCCCAGCGGTAAACAGCGGATTGTCCGACCCACGGTTCCAGGCATATTGCAGAGCGTTGATGATGACCGGATCCAGCATCAGATCGCGGAAGCAGAGGGACGGCACAAACACCACGTACCATTCCTCGTCGTTGTTGATCCTGATCGGCCGGATCTTCGGCGTTGCGGTGCGCGCCATGCGCTTGGCGAGCGTGAGCTGCGCGGCGTTCATCTTGTCCGCCGTGGTATCCACGGTGAGCAGCGCCGTCGCATAGACGCCGGACACCGCGTTGCTCTTGGACGCGCCGAACAGCACGCGATCGGCATTATTGACGAGCCAGGTATTGCGCTGCGCAGCCGATGCCGCCGCGTAGGACAGCGACACGTTGCCATCGGCGGTGATTGAGCCGAGTGCCGTGATGATGTCTGTGCGGAGCTTGTTCGCCGCCCAGTTCTTCAGCACCGAACGTCCGGCCTGCAACAGGTCGATGACGGATTTCTGCTCGTCCCAGTCGGATACCGCCACCGCGTGGCGTAGCACGCTCACGGTGACGTTCAGGCTGCGGGCATTAAGAATTTCCTCATTGCCCTCAAGCACCGTGTTTCCGGTAACGCCAGCGCCCACCAGGTTGCGGACGGTGGGGAACACGACGGTATCGCCAGGTTTGCGCGTGAGATCCGTCTGAAGCTGGATCATCGCGTCCATGCTCGTACCGAAGTACGGCGTGAACTGGTTTTCACGGAGATATTCGACCCAGAAGTCACTGCTCCATTGGATCGGTGTCAGGCCCGGTCTTGCCGGGGTAGCAATCATGTCGGCCATGGTTTGAGGGTTCCGCAATGGGGTTGCGGCCCGCTTCAACGACCCGGACTCTGAGGTCGAACCGCCCGCTTCAACGACCCGGCTACGGTCGAAACACCCGCTGATCTCGCCCGGCGACGGCTAGTCCGCTTCAACGACCCGGACTGGTCGAACCGCCCGATTACCCCCGGCTACGGGGTAGGCACGACACGTCAGAACCGACGGAACTGCCCGTTCTGCGAACGACGATTCTGCACTGGGGCCAACACCTCTTCGAGGCTCGGCTCACCGGTCCATGTGCTTGCAGTGCGTCCTGCGACGCTGCGCGCGGTGGCGAGCGACGGCTGCATCCCTGCGGCGGGTGATACCGGGGGCGGCTTCGCTGCCGCCTCGGCCTCCCACTTCGCCCGCGCCTCGGCCTCGATGCGTGCGCGGTACGCGGACGGGTCGTCGCCCACCTCGCGCAGATGCCGCAGCCGGTCCACCTCGCGCGCCATCCACGCATAGGGGTTGGTCTGCGAATACAACTTGCCGAACAGCGTCTGATCGCGCTGGGCGAGCTGCTTGAACTCGTTCACGTACTCGTTGAGCTTCTCGTCGCCGATCTTCTCGCGCAGCCGCTCCTCGGAGTTGTTCAGCCGCTCGTTAAGCAGCACCTGCTGCAGCCGCGCGGTGAAGCCGACGGGATCTTGCGCCGGGTCGATCGGCGCCAGCGGCGGCATCTGCTCAGGTTGCGGCTGACGCGCCTGCTCCTGCTGCGCTCTGTAGGCCGCCAACTCGCCTTCGAGGCGCGCCGCCTTTTCCTTCCAATCCTGGCGGCGCTTGCGCTCCCGTTCGAGCACCTGCTGCGGGATGTAGCTTTTACCGTCATGGTCCAGCCGCTCGGACGGCTCGTCGTCGTCCTCAGGCGGCTTCTCAGCGGCCTTTGGCTCTGGCTGCCTGGTAGCCTCGGCCTTCGGCTCCGGCGCCTCCTGGCGTGGCTCTGGGGCCTCGCGCGGGGTGGGTTCCGGGGTTGCCCCCTGCGTCTCGGACGCAAGGAAGCTGTCGAGTGCTTCGTTAGCCATAGTCGTGTCCTTGGATTAGGCCGGCTGTCCCGGCTGTGGGATCGGCGTCTGTGCGAGCCGATTGGTCGTCACCATCGTCTGGTGCGTGTTGGCGATCTCGCCCACGGTCTGGTGCGGGATCTGCGCCGCCTTCGCCGCGGTCAGCGCCGCCTGCGCCTGCGTGTTGCGGATGTCAGCGGCCTTCTTGTGCAAATCCACCAGGTGGTGCGCGAGCGCCATTTCTGACGTCATCTGCTCGGGATCGGACGGCTGCTGCATGCCCTGCGTGCCGGGCGGGTTGTCGGGTGCGACATTCGGCTGGCCATAGGGCGGCGCACTGAAGTCGGCATGAATGCCGTGCACCTTGGCCGCCGCGTTAACCTTACGCTCCTGCGCCAACGCGAAGTCGGAGGCGGCCTTAGCTTGTTTGCTTTGGATGTCAGCTTGTGCATGTTGCTGCGCAAGCTGGCCCGCTTGCTGCTGTACCTGCCCTTGCTGCTGCTGATGAGCCTGCATCCGCTGGAGCAGTTGTTCTTTATCTTGCAGCCCAGAGGCAGCGATCAGAACATCCCCAGGAATAAGCCCAGGTTGCATACCAGCTAGTTGCACTAGTGTGGCAAACTGTTCTTGCTGTAGACTCGGGATGTCAATCCCCTCTTCTATGGTAATGTCAATATCTAAATCGCTGATGTCGTTCTCTATCCCCACCACCTGCTGCAGCCGTGGATCGTCGGGCTGCAACTGCATGCGCTGCATCATCTGCATGCGCATCTGCTCGGGCATCGCCGCGAGGCGGTCCATCACCCGGATCGGCCTGTTAATGCCAACCCACGTCGTGCCGTTGAGCTCGTCGGTAAGCCGCACCCACTTGCCGCCGGACCAGTATTCACGCGCGGCCATCCAGCAGCTTTCGTAGACCCGGCGTGACCAGTAGCGCAGCGCGTCGGCCAGCGGCTCGTTCTGCGCCGCACCGCCCGCCTGCTGGGCCAGGATCGCCCGCCCGCTCAGTTCGCGTGGATCGGTGCCCGACATCGCCGCATTAGGCCCCGATAGCTGCATTTCCGCTGTCGCATGTTGCAGCAACTGGAACTGCCCGGACGCCAGATCCGCGCTCTGCTCGATCTCGAACTTGAGCCCCGGCATCACCTCGACGTAGCCGTCCGGCTTGGCCACCTCGCGACGGGCCTTGTCCACGTCCTGCACCGCGCCCTGCTCGGCCACCACCTGGCGCACCGACAGCAGGTGCAACGCCTTGGAGCGCCGCTTGTTGATCTCGTCCTGAAGCGAAATCAACCCGCGCACCATGCCGTAGCGCTGGTTCTCGCGGTTGATATACGCCGACTGCAGCAGCAAGCTGCACGCCGACTTACCCTTACGATCCTTGAACCGACTGCGCTGCGGATTGGCGAGAATGCCGTTCTTCGTAAACGTCGCCTGCCACCAAGTACCACGCTCGTCCCAATGGCATTGCACGACACGCACGCGGCGCCGCCGGTTGTCGGTCCAGAACGCGGTTTCCGGCCTGTCGTTGTAGTAGAAGTCCGTGGACGAGAACGACGCCTCGATCACGTCGTCGCCCTCGGGATACAGGCCCTCGAGCTGGTCGCGGTCCATCCATATGACCAGGCCCTTGTATCGGCAATCGCTGAAATCCATCGAGCGGGAATGCGGATCGTAGAATATGCGATCCCACGGAACGTGCGTGATGGTTATGTTCGCACCGCCCTGGCCGTCGTCCTCAAGACCGAGTTCCGCGCCGCCCGCGCCATCTACGAGCATGTCCTCGAATACGGCGCTGCGAATTAATGGAAAGTCATTGTCATCGGCGATATACCGCAAGGCTTGCGTTGCTGCCATCGCACGATCATCTTCAGACGGAGTGCGTGCAAAGGCCTTGGGATCAGTTCTTGCTTTTCTTTCCATTCCGCACAGTAAACCGACCTTCTCTCTTATTTTATTAATGACTATAGCCGGCTGCCCGCGTTTCTTTAGTTCCTCTAGTTCCTCAGAGGTCCACTGTGAACCGTCCAGATATTCTCTGTCCCTCTGCGCCAACGTTATCTCGTCTTGCCGCGCTAGCTCTGATTCTTCAAACCATCTGACTAGCCGCTCATGCAGAGCGTCCAGGTCCTTCGGATACACATCAGGATCGCTGCCGGTCAGATCGGCTACCGCTGGCGGTTGGTCCGGCCCACGATCCGGCGAGTAACCGGCACGGTATGCCACGAGATCAGACAAGCTGACCCCCTAGAGCAAACGCCCCAGTCTGCTCGCAAATACGAGTGGGTCCGTCCGATTCTTGCGATGATTGCAGGTTGGGCATGTCAGTTGGATGTTGCTGATCCAGTTGGAGCCGCCACGCGCCAAGGGCACGATGTGGTCGGCATGGTATCTCGATCTGATGGCGTCAGCTATTCGCTCGGCCACGGAGGTGCATTCTGGAACGCCACCTGTAAGCTCTGCGGCGCGGCGGCCTTGACCGCGGCGTCCATCGCATCGCGGAACCAACTTGCCACGAACGCCTGGCGATCGGCGTCGGTGCGGACGCCATCGGACTGCGCGTAGGCGCCGAGAAACGCCGCGGCCCACTTGTCGGGATCGTGGCCAACGAGGCGGCTGAACCGCGCGCCGGAGAGGGTTTCATTCATCCCACGTCACCTCAATGGATACTTTCTTGCCGTCCTCGACCGACCCCAGCCGCAAGGCAACGAACGGGCAACCAAGCACCACCGCAAGCAGCTCTTCCGGCACATCCAGCAGGCACGCAGATAGCTGGGCGGTTGCTGGTATTTCGCGCTTCACCGCCTGTAATGCCGCGGCGACCGTGTCG